AATAGGAGAGGAGGCGGGAACAACGAACGATAAACAATATCTCTTGGACGCATTGCAGACCATTCCACCCGCTCAGCTTGACTATAACGGCTGGTGTCAGGTGGGCATGGCATTAAAGGAGGAAGGTTTTGGTTGGGAGGTTTGGGACGACTGGAGCCGAAAGGACAGCCGTTATCACAACCATGAATGCGAACGAAAATGGAACAGCTTTCGAGGGACAGGGACTCCCGTTACCGGCGGAACCATTGTTCAGCTAGCAAAAGATTATGGCTGGATACCTTCGGGAGGAACGGGAGGAGTGGGACAGGAAATCGGCTGGGACGATGAGATTTCCGCTAAGAGTGACCCGCCCGTTGTCATCGACCGGAACTGGCTGGAGGGGAAGGAGCTGCCCAAGCCTATGGGAACCCCTACCCAGCAACTGATTACTTATCTGGAAACCCTGTTCGATAGCTCCGACTTAGTAGGTTATGTGACCTCTACCTGGGAGAAGGACGGGCGATATATGCCCCAAAAGGGCAGCTATGACCGTACTGCTGGACAGTTGATTGAGGAGTTATCCATTTGTGACGGTGACATCGGAGCGGTGATTGGTGATTGCAGCCCCGATGCCGGAGCGTGGATTCGCTTCAATCCATTGGACGGACAGGGGGTGCGCAATGACAATGTAACGGCATTTAATTTCGCACTCGTAGAATCAGACGAGATGCCCATCGAAGAGCAATACGCCGCCTACAGAACCATGGAACTGCCTATTGCCTGCCTAGTCCATTCCGGCGGCAAAAGCTTGCACGCCATTGTGCGGGTGGATGCGCCTAACTACAGCGAGTACCAGCGGCGGGTAGATTACCTGTATGCTGTCTGCCAAAAAAACGGGCTGAGAATCGACCGACAGAACCGTAACCCATCCCGCCTGTCCCGTATGCCAGGAGTGATGCGAAATGGACATCCGCAAAGCTTGTTGGCAACCAAGTTAGGTAAGGGGAGCTGGGAAGAATGGAAGGAATGGATTGAGGCAGTCAATGATGACCTGCCCGACACAGAGAGCTTAGTTCATGTTTGGGACAATTTGCCCGAACTATCACCACCCCTGATTGAAGGTGTACTGCGTCAGGGACACAAACTCCTTTTGGCGGGCCCCTCTAAGGCGGGCAAATCCTTTTCCCTGATTGAGCTGGCGATTTGCATTGCTGAGGGAACTTCATGGTTGGGGTTTGCCTGCGCACAGGGTAAAGTGCTGTATGTAAACTTAGAGTTGGACAGGGCAAGCTGTCTCCACCGATTCAAGGACGTGTATCAAGCGATGGGCGTTGAACCAAATCGTTTGGACAACCTGCACGTTTGGAACCTGCGTGGTAAATCTATTCCCATGGACAAACTAGCCCCCAGGCTCATCCGCCGAGCGGCGAAGCAGAATTACCTAGCGGTTATCATTGACCCTATCTATAAGGTTATCACGGGGGACGAAAACAGTGCTGACCAAATGGCTGCCTTTTGCAACCAGTTCGACAAGGTGTGTACGGAATTGGGCTGCGCCGTGATTTACTGCCACCACCATTCTAAGGGCGCACAGGGCGGCAAGCGGTCTATGGACAGGGCTAGCGGCTCCGGCGTATTTGCCCGTGACCCAGATGCGCTGCTTGATATGATAGAGCTGGACATCACGGATGACATCCGAAAGCAGCGAAAAAATAACGCTATTTGCCGGCTGTGTGGGGCGTATTTGGAGCGGTACGGGCAGAGCGATAAGGTAGGACAGGACGACCTGTGTTCCCAGCGGTCAGCACTAGACGCTTGCATGGACTTGCTGTCCACCAGAGTGTATAACAACCTGCTAGAGGACGTAGCGAAGCTGGAAGCCCGTGAGGGAGCTGTCACTGGCTGGCGGATTGAAGGAACCCTGAGAGAGTTTCCACGATTCCCAGCCTTAAATGTGTGGTTTGAATATCCCGTCCATCATGTAGACCGTTCTGGCGTGTTGGGAGATATTCAGCCCGAAGCCAATTTGCCGTGGAAGAAGAACCTTGCCAAAAGCGGAAAGCGAAACAAGACACCGGAAGAGCGAAAGCAGGAGCGGACAGCCGACATTGAACAAGCATTTAATATTTGCCAATCAATGGTAGAAGGCGATGCAGTGTCCCTGACTGACCTTGCCGAATATTTGAACAAAAGTGAAAAAACCGTGCGCCGATATGTGAAAGAAAACAGTGCTTTTTGGATAGATGGGGGGAACGTGGGACGGAAATAAAGGAGATTTGTCCCTTTGTCCCTGCGGGACAAAAGCAGGGACAAAAAGGAAAAAATCCCTATTTGTCCCAGGGACAGACAAAAAGGAGGAAAATCCCTATTTGTCCCAGGGACAGACAAAAAGGAGGAAAATCCCTATTTGTCCCAGGGACAGACAAACCTATTACTACGTAATAGCAGAGTGTCCCTGTCCCTGTCCAGTCACAGGGGGAACAGTAGTCGTGGGACAGCACGCCCACGACATACTCTCCCCTGCCTGTGACAAAGGCGAAAAGTTTTTTATAGTCGCACGAAAGGATGTGGATAATTTGGAAGTGAAATTTTTCTTGCCCATGCGCCCGCCTACGGTGACCCACCAAGAAAAGGCGGTGCGTGTGGTAGGCGGTAAGCCGGTGTTCTACGAAAAGCCAGAGCTAAAAGCGGCACGGGCAAAACTGCTGGATGCCCTGGCACAGCACAGACCCAGCACACCTATGACAGGGGCGGTTAGGCTGGTGGTGACCTGGTGCTTCCCGCTGGATGATGGCGGGCGACACAGAGACGGGGAGCCAAAGACCAGCAAGCCTGATACCGACAATCTGCAAAAGTTGTTTAAGGACTGCATGACTAAGGCGGGCTTTTGGGTGGATGATGCCCAGGTGTACATGGAGCAGGTCGGGAAGTTCTGGGCGGCAACGCCTGGGATTTTCGTCCATGCAATAGAATTGCAGCGGTTAAAAACCAAAGAAGCGGAGGAACGTATATGATTTGCATTGGTGATAAGATTTTAGGCATTATCTCCTGTGTGTCCGGCGGTGAAGGTGACAATGGTATTTCAAGCCGGCTGCAAGCCGTGGGGCGGGTGATGTATATCCACCCCAAGTATCGTTTTATCGTGGCAGAGATGGAGGTAGGCGGCAAGTTTCGGGAGACGTTTCCGATTATCAACGGACGCTTGCGGAACGCACAAATTATTGGGAGGAAAACCCATGAGTAAACCACGCTATCGCTGGTGGGGGTATGTCAAGTCCGTTATCAGGGCGTACCCCTCCTTGGTGAAAGAGCTTGCTGCCCTGCGGCAACAGACCACAACCGCCTCGTATGCCCTTGTGAGCGGGCACAGCGGCACAAAGCGACCTGTAGAGCAAGTGGCAATGAAGTTACTACCCCCACAGAATCAGCGTGAATTAGAGGCTGTGAAAGCGTCAGTCCAGGAGACCAGCCGCCTGCCGGATGGCGAGGAACGGGTAAGGCTGATTTCACTGGTGTTCTGGCGGCAGTCTCATACGTTGCAGGGAGCTGCGCTGGAACTGCACATGAGCTATGAGAGTGCCAAGCGAAAACAACGAGCCTTCATCGAGCTGGTAGGGGAGCATTTAAACTTAAAGGAAAGATGTAACCACAAAAGCCAAGAAAACGGTGTACAGTAATAGCATACAAAAGCAGCGAACAATCGTTTTCATTTGCTTTCCTCCTGACATGATATGCCGCAAGCGTAAAAGCGGCAGCGGTTATCTCCATTGGGGGAGACAACCGTCCCCAGTGCAATTCTGGTTGCTGGCAGATGGGTCCAGAGGTTTCATACTACTCCTTTTTTCATGCGGCAGAAGCACTCCAATCGGGGTGCTTTTGCTGTTTTGGTGGTGCTGGCAGATAATTCCCAGCGGGTTAGGGCGGGTACACAAAAGGGGCAAGCCCCCAGAATTACTCCGAGGGCTTGTTTTCTGCAATATAAGCGGCAATAAATTTTTTGATTTCCGTAGTAGCTGTGGTGCCGTTGGCTTTACAAGCGGCTCTGTAGGCTTCCAGCACATCTGGCTTTAAGTCTAACGGAAAGCGGACGTAGTTTTTTCGTAGATTCTTAATCTGTGTTTGGTACTTAGATTCACTCATGAGGATTATCCCTTCTCTTAATAGTCCAAACGGAAATCGCCAAACTAATGATGGCTAAAATTAGAGCTACAGTTGCAAGAATGACAATTAAAGTTTTCACGGCAGTTGACATTGAGCAGGTTTTGTGATAATCTTGCTTCAGGCAAAGGATGGTTTCCCCTCCTCGCCTGGCTTGTGGTTTACTTCAATGCTTCACAAAGAAGAATGATTGAAGTAGCCAGCTCAAGAATTGCGGTGATAAGGTTGACGTAGCTTGCAGGCTCGACCTTGTTGCCGCTTTTCTTTTTTCTTTTCGGCTGATAGCTCAATGTCCTGACCTCCTTTCCATGTTTAAAGTATACCATACGGACGTATGTTTGTCAAGAGAAAAATCAAAAAAATGTTATGATATTGCTATTGGCGGCTGAGAGCTGCTAGTAGTTTTTTTGTTTTAAACACAATCGGGCGAGGTGAGGTGATTGTCCAATGAGAAGAATTTAATACGCAGTGAGGACTTAACACCGGAGGAACGCCGAGCGAATGCTTCCAAGGCAGGGAAAGCTAGCGTTGCCGCTCGGCGAAAGCGCAAGCAAATGCGAACCGTGTTGAACGAGTTGCTACTCCTCCCGCCGGACAGCCCAGAGGCGCAGGAAGCTCTGCAAGGCTTTGTTATAGACGGGGCGGACAATCAAGCGGCAGTACTTGCGGGGCTGCTAAAGCGGGGGATGACTGGTGACCCAAAGGCAGTGCAGGAAATTCTCAGAATCCTGGGCGAGAGCCGTGACACGGCGGCAGAGAAAGCGGAGCGCAAGGCAAGGACAGAGAAGCTGAAGGCAGACGCTGCTTTACAGCAGGCACGGCTGAACAGTGATTGCCCAACCGATATACCGGAGGATGGCTTTCTCACTGCCTTGGAAGGAGCGGCAGAGGATTGGACAAGGGAGTGACAGCGTTGTTTACCTTCCAGCCGTTCAGCCGGAAACAGCGACAGATATTTAGCTGGTGGACAGACGGTAGCCCTGTGCGGGATGCCAACGGGATAATTGCAGATGGTGCAATCCGCTCCGGCAAAACCCTTTGCATGGCATTATCCTTTGTTATGTGGGCAATGACCCGCTTCAATGGACAGAGCTTTGCTATGTGCGGCAAAACCATAGGTTCCTTTCGGCGGAATGTACTGGCGGTACTAAAGCAGACCCTGCCAGGGCGGGGGTATCAATTCACGGACAAACGAGCAGATAATCTATTAGTGATTTCCCGTGGGGAGGTCACTAATTATTTTTACCTGTTCGGCGGTAAGGATGAGCGGTCACAAGACTTGATTCAGGGCATTACCCTGGCTGGTGTGCTGCTGGATGAGGTGGCATTGATGCCAGAGAGCTTTGTTAACCAAGCAACCAGC